TTGACCAGCCCGTTTGATTCGTTCAGCAGCCACCCGTTCGGGGCGGATGCGCTGTATCTCAATGTCGCCATATTGCCTCCTTGCGGCCTACGTCCTTGTCCGTGAGGCCCTTAATAGCCTTAACTTTGCTGTCTTTCATTGAAATCGAGAAGCCGTCATGTCCGTCCTCAGCCGTCTCCTCATGCTGATGAACAAATACCTGTACCCTCTCGGTTCCTGTGCCGTCGTCGACGACCATGGCTGAATATTTTCCGCAGTTGGGGCAGATCATACTGTTAGCTGAATCAACTTTCCCGCTGAACCGGCCGAACCATCCACTCCATTCGGTCCGGTTGATCCACCAAAAGAGTTAGGCGCACCACCGATACCTTTTACTCCAGCCGCTCCGGCGGCGGCTGAAATGATTCCGCCGTTCGTTAACGATGAATATACCAGCGAAACTATACCGCCGTGTCCTCCTGAACCGCCTCCACCACCGGCACCTCCGTTCGCTAAATCTGGACCTCCGGTTCCGTCACCGCCGTCACCGCCGTCACCGCCGTCACCGCCATCCGCACTGATTATTCCGGTGGCTGTATTGTCTATGATTCTGAAGAAAATACTGACTATTCCTCCGGGTGCTCCAGACCCTCCACCACCGCCGCCGCCTCCGCCTCTTCCTGTTGCGCCAGTTACGTTTCCGTAACCGCCGCCGCCTCCGCCGCCGCTCCCTGGAGAGCATCCACCTTTCAAGAAGGAAGAACTGCCAGCCTCCTGCATCAGTGATAGAAACGCTATCATGCGTGGATTGTTTCGCACGGCAGCCGTCGAGGTGGCTCCAGCTCCACCGGTTCCTCCGTTTCCGAACTGCGGCTGAGTTCCTCCACCGTTTCCACCAGCCGAACTGGCCGTCGAAACCAACGATTCAGTCTGGACGGTTCCGGCCGTGCCTGCCGTGCCGTTCCCTGAACCAAGGTATCCGCCAAGTCCTCCTTGACCGCCGGCCTTTCCAGCCAACGATCCATAGACTGTCGCCGTCACGCTGGCCCCACCGGCCGTTCCTCCCGCCGCATTTGTGGCGCTGCCGTTCAGTCCGTCCGCACCGTCTCCGCCATCCTTCAAAGAAGGATCGTAATCGACGATCGTTCCGTTGTTGGTCAGTGTTCCTGTGCCGAAAAGTAGAAAACCGCGCGTCTCCAGCCTAACTCCGGCATTTACTGTCAGGTTTGTGTAATAGGTGTCTTTGGTGAGAACTGTGTTAACCGCAATTGTGGCTGACCCGTCCGAACCGTCACCGAACGTGTCCTGGTTCGACAGCGGAGTTCCGTTGACGACAGCACCCGTGCAGGTGAGGACTCCGGCCTGCGTGATGGTTACGGTTGGACTCCCAGTCGGACCGGCCGAAAATGCGGTCACACCGGAGCTGATCGTCGTCGTGTTTCCGCCCGCCGTGGCCGTGAGCGTCGAAGCGGCCATTGTGAGGCCCCCGATCGTGCCGGTGTCGAAGGTCGCGTTCTTGCCCGATATGTTCAGGGTAAGGATGTTAGCCCCCGTTATGGTATTCGCCGCTATCTCGTTCGCCGTGATGCTCGAGGCGACGATGCTCGACGCGTCGATGTTCAGCGACTGGTCGTTCAGGACCATGAACGTCGGCTCGACCGCCCCGTTCTGGGCTATGGCCACGAGCACCTTGCCGTTGCCTACGGCAGTTGCGGCGGTTGTCGTGGTCTGGTAGGCGACCGTGGAGACCGCAATATCCAAATATATGTACGTTTTCGCCGCCATGTTGCCGGTGTTTCCGGCTCCTATGGCGTAGGTCGTGCCGTCCGAGGCCACGAACGAACCAGCACCCCATGAGACGGTATCGAGGTCCGTGGCGGTGAAGGCGCAGGTCTGGTCCCAGCCCCTCATGGCTAGGTTCACGGCGGCGGAGGCGACCGATGCCGCACCCAAATACTGCCCGTCGAGGGACGATCCGGCTGTGGTCGTTATCCCGCCGGAGACGGTGGCCCCCGTGCACGAGAGGACTCCCGCTTGGGTGACGGTAAAGGTAGGCGCACCCGTGGGTCCGCAGGTGAAGGCCGTGGCTCCCGAGGACACGATCGTCGTGTTCCCGGCGTTCGTGGCGGTCATCGTCGTGGCTCCCAAGGTGAAGCCGCCGATCGATCCCGTGGGAGCCGACAAAGCACCGGCGAAGGTGGCCGCTCCTGTGGTTGCGTCTATGGAGAACGTAGTCACTCCGGCGTTCACGCCCAAGATGCCGCTCCTGTACAGCAGGACTCCCGAGCCGCCCGTGATCGCCCCCGTGGTCGTGTTCCACGTCACGGTGCCGGAGTTCACCGCACCCGCATAGTTGGTGGACCCGAAATTGAAGTCCGAGAGGAAAGCCTTTGAGGACGTGTCCAGCCTGACGTTGATCAGGTCCGTGACGAGGTTGCCCGAGGAGTTGATCGCCGAGGCCAAAGTAGATCCCAGCCTGCCCCCCAAGGTCGATGTGCCGTCAATGACCGCTGCGGTACAGGAAAGCACTCCCGCCTGAGTGACGGAAAAGGTCGGGGAACCTGTCGGACCCGACGAGAAGGCGGTGACTCCCGAACTCACCGTCGTCGTGTTGCCGCCGGAGACTACGGACAGGCTCGATACCCCTATCGTGAACCCTCCGATAGTGCCGGTCGGAGCGGATAATGCTCCGGCGAAGGTGGCGGCCCCAGTAGCCGCATCTATCGAAAACGTGGCCACACCGGCGTTGGCTCCGACGATGCCGCCCCTGTAGAGGACCACGCCGGATCCTCCGGTGATCGCTCCGGTGGTCGTGTTCCACGCGATCGTACCTGCCTTCACGGCTCCGGCGTAGTCAACGGCCCCGAAACTGAAGTCCGACAGGACGGTCTTGGCGGAAGTGCTGATCCTCGCGTTGATGAGGTCCGTGACGAGGTTTGACGACGCGTCGATGGCGGTCGCCAACGCCGATCCGGTCCTGCCGCCTACGGTCGAGGTGCCGTCCACGATGGCTCCGGTGCACGACATCACCCCTGCCTGCGTCACCGTGAAGGTGGGCGTGGCTGTCGGCCCTGCCGAGAACGCCGTCACGCCCGAGCTGACCGTAGTCGTGTTGCCTCCGGCCGTGACCGAAAGCGAGCTGGCCCCGATCGTGAACCCGCCGATCGTGCCGCTGGAGGCGGTTATGCTCCCAGAAATCGACGCTCCGGTGCAGGTCAGGACTCCGGCCTGCGTGACGTAGAAGGTCGGCGCACCTGTCGGACCGGCAGTGAAGGCGGTCGCTCCCGAGCTGACTATCGTGGTGTTGCCGCCCGTCGTGGCCGTCATGGTCGTGGCTCCGAGCGTAAAGCCGCCGATGTTGCCCGTAGGAGCCGAAAGCGCACCGGCGAAGGTCGCGGCTCCCGTGGCCGCGTCTATCGAAAACGTGGCGACTCCCGTATTGACCCCGACGATGCCGCCCCTATATACCAAAACTCCCGATCCGCCGGTTATCGCGCCTGTCGTGGCGTTCCACGTGACTGTCCCGGCGTTCACGGCCCCGGCGTAGTCCGTCGATCCGAAGTCGAAGTCGGAGAGTATGGTCTTGGCCGCCGTGTCTATCCGGGCGTTGATGAGGTCCGTTATCAGGTTGCCGGACACGTTTATCGCCGAGGCCAAGGTCGAGCCGAGGCGACCGCCCAGAGTCGAGGTGCCGTCGATTATCGCCCCCGTACAGGCCAGAATACCTGCCTGCGTGACGGTAAAGGTAGGCGCTCCGGTCGGCCCACTGGAGAATGCGGTGATGCCCGAGGATACGATCGTCGTGTTGCCCCCGGCCGTGGCGGAGAGGCTGGTCGCGCCTATCGTGAACCCTCCGATCGTGCCAGCCGCCGCGACTATCGCCCCCGTCACGGAGAAGGTGTCCGGCGCGCTGACGTTCCAGTCCGCGCCTGACGATCCGCTCCCTATGCTCCACTTGAACTGCCCGTCGGTGTCGATGCCCTGTATCCAGCCGACCGAGGTGTCCGAAAATGACTTTTTGGCCTGAGCGACGATCGACGCAAGCTCCGTACCGGCTGCCGCCCTGTCGAAGCTGAACGTCGCGTCCAGAAGTGACTCCGGCTGGTCGGTCGAGAGCTGCGGCAGGGTAGCCGAATCGGCGAGTCCGGGCCTGTTCATGTAGGCATCGAACCCGACCTCAGAAGAGAAAATGTTTAGACTATCTAGCGGCATGTCCCATCGGTTCAAGTTCCGGTATCTCGAATCCCCTGAACGTGAGCCGTCCGCTGGCCCTCACCCCGGCGATCCTGAACCTAAGCCTGCTGCCCCTCACTCCGTTGGCCTGCATCTGCGCCACCTCTCCGTTCAGGTGTCCTATCTCCCGCCAGTCGCCGCCGTTCTCCATTACCTGCACCGACTCCCCGGAGAACCCGTCCCCGAAGGCGTACATGAGGCGATTGATCGTCTTTTCTATTGCTGGTGATCCAGCGTCCTGATCGTGCGTCTCCAGCTCGTAGGCTATCTGGTCACCGTCGTCGTCGTAGCCGCTGTCGAGCTGGAGGACGCGCGCCGTGGTATCCCCTGCGACGGCAAGTACCGACCCCGACGACTGGTACCTGACGATGTTCCTGAACTCCCTAGAGTAGGACAGCACGGCCCACTCCTTGCTCTTGAGCGAATACCTGAGGACGACGTTCGTATAGTCGATCCCGTCCACCGTGCAGTCGCCTATCGACACCCACAGGTGGCGGTTGTCCGAGTGCGCCGCGACGTTTTCATAGTTTGAGGCAGACATCCCCTCGATCCACGGCCTCACCTTGTCTGAAATTAAAACGGGGAACGATCCTTTTGTCGCCCAAACACCCTCCTCGTTGAAGAAGAACATCATGTCTCCGCCGACACATACTGACTCTTGTGACGAACATCCGACTCCGCAAAGCTGGTCCGGCTCGGTGGCACGGTTGTTCCACGTGTAGAAGCCAAATCTTTTGAGTACCACCAAGACTCCCGCTATCTCCCCTAAGGCAGTGATGTTCGAGCTGTCTTCTGGGTTAACCGTTATTTCACGATTGTTGGTGGTCCACGATACAGCCCCTCCGGTTGGGATAGAGCTGATGTAGAGGGTGTCCGGCGCGCCGGAGACCCCAGCGACGATCACCTGGTCCTTGTAGACCCTCACAAGCGATCCGACGGGCATGTTGTCCAGATCGAACGGCCCGCCCGAAACCAGCCAACCGGAGCCTGGATTGCCGTTCCACGACCTGCATGAGTTGCCGTTCACGGCCACGACCGAATCGAGGAAGGTGTCGAACCTGACCTTGGCACCGGCGAGGAGTCCCGTCGAGTTGGCCACCCCTCCGGTCCATGCCGCACCGTCGAGGTAGTAGAGCGAGGCGGACCCGTCGGCAGGCTCGTTGACGGCGGCGATGAGCCTCGAATGCGGACCGGCTTCCGAATCGACGAAATTATACAGTCCAAGCACTTCATTATCCTCGGCCACGATCCTGCCCCCGCCCAGAATGTCCATGCCGAGCCTCGTGGTCGCGCTCCCGATCTCGTCGTCGAACGTGAAGTTGACCGCCTTCGAC